CTCATGGAAGGAAGTGCTAAAATCATCTCCCTTATTGCTAGAGACGAAAACCAGCATCTCGCAATTACTCAAAACATCATCAACAATTGGAGAAAAGGTGACGATTCTGAAATGGTTGAGATAGTAAAAGAAGAGGAAGAGTGGACATATAAGATGTTTGATAAGTGTGTGAATGAAGAAAAGAAATGGGCAGACTATTTGTTTAAAGATGGAACTATGATAGGATTGAATGAGAAACTATTGCAGAAGTATGTTGAATGGATTGCTAATAAGAGATTGCGGTCTATTGGATTAAAACCCCAATATGATGTTCCTGCAAAGAACAATCCGTTACCTTGGACAGAGCATTGGATCAGTTCTAAGGGTCTTCAGGTAGCACCACAAGAGACAGAAGTTGAATCTTATGTTGTTGGTGGCATCAAACAAGATGTTAAAAAGGACACATTCAGTGGATTTAAATTATAGTACTGTTAATATTTTTCCTGTTCCTGTACATCAAATTGATGTGGATGGATTTAGTGAAATTGAAAATGAACTAATTGATTATGCTTACAAAATGAGGGATGAAGATCCTGTTGGGAACGAGATTTCAAATCGTGGTGGTTGGCAGTCATCTTGTTTTTCAATACATAATGAGGATGATATATTACAAAATTTTCTAACAAATTGTTTAGCAGAATTTCCACCTATTAAAAAATCTGTTAAATTATTTGTGGATGCTTGGATTAATATCAATTCACCAGACTCATTTAATTTAAAACATAATCATCCAACTTCAGATTTATCTGGAGTTTTATGGATTAAATCTCAAAAAGATTGTGGTAATATTGTATTTGATGCTCCACGTAGTTTTGCAATTCACCAAGAGGTAAATTCTTATAATGAGTATTTTAAAAATGCTAATAATTATTTCCATAGTTATCATTTTAATCCCATTGTAGGTAGAATATTAGTTTTTCCATCACATCTGGATCATTATGTGGGTCTTAATAATTCACAAGAAGATCGTATTTCAGTTTCATTTAACATAAGATTGGAAAACACAATTTAAAAATTCAAATTATAGTTTGGTGTTAAATATGACTAGAAAAGATCCACCGTTCCCATCGCATCCTGAATATATGAATGGACGTTTACTAAAAGTTGACATGGAATCCAGACTCCTTAAAATAAAGAAGGGGATTGCTGATAAACATTGGTATCCTGATTGGAATAGGGAGCAGAGAAGTGCAGCACAACAGGCATTAAATAATGCTTTAGAAATTCTTGACGAATACGATTACTAAATAGGAGTTGCGATGAAAATTATGAAATGGTTGAAGGAGGAGATTACGAAAACGCCTGGTTATATGAGGGTAAACCTTTCGCTTCTGACGATATTGATGATAAGTTCGGTTTCGTCTACTGTATTACAAATAACACGAATGGTAGACAATACATCGGTAGAAAATATTTCTGGAAGTTTCGAACACCTAAAGGTAAGAAACGAAAAGTAAAATCTGAATCTGATTGGAAGAATTATTATGGATCGTCTGAAGAACTTAAAGAAGAAATTAAACAACTGGGTCGATGTAACTTTAGCAGAGTTATGCTCAGCTTACATAAAACAGTTGGCAAAACAAACTTCGAAGAAACGAGACAACTCTTTCTTAAAGGAGTACTCACTGAATCACTTAGCGACGGAACACCGAAGTACTACAATAGTAACATCCTCTCAAGATACTTCAGAAAAGACTATTATGAAGCTGGACAAAACGGATGAGGTCGTTGATAGTGTAAGGGATTGGTCTGTTGATAGGATGGAGAAAGCAGAATTGGTTGGAGATAAGATAGCATTGTATGCAGAGTTTGAAGAATGGATTGAATTAGATGGTGAGGATTCTATAGAAATTATGTCGTTTGGAACTAAAACCATTGACAAGGATGTCAAAAAATGATATATTAATATGTGTGCGGGTGTAGTTTAGTGGTAAAATCAGAGGTTTCCAACCTCCAGTTGTCAGTTCGATTCTGTCCACCCGCTTCCGCATTGCTCCTTAGCTCAGTTGGTAGAGCAGCTGACTGTTAATCAGCCTGTCGCTGGTTCGAGCCCAGCAGGAGCAGTTACCCTATATAAGATTATGAAATTTAAAGCAAAGGTCTTTGTTAGATTAAGGGAAAATGTATCTGATGCTGCGGGTAATGCTGTAAGGGCTAATGTTGATAGGGTTGCTGACATTAGAAATTGTACTAGGTTGCGACTAGGTAAATGTATCGACATTGAATTTGAAGCACCTGATAGGGAACATGCTAATAGAGAATTGGCAAAGGCTAGTGATATGTTATTTGCTAATACCGTTGTTGAAGATTGGGAATGTGAATTAAAGGAGGTTGTCGAATGAAAAAATTTGAATTTAGACCTTGGGGATGGTACTTAACTCTTGATGAGGATAGTGCTTATAAGGTTAAAAGAATATATGTTAAACCCAATGAACAGTTCTCTTTACAGTATCATAATGATCGTGAAGAGTATTGGACTGTCCTAGAAGGTGATGGAACTATTACACAAGGTGAAGAAGAAAGACCTATAGGACCAGGAGATTGTGCATATATCCCCAAAGAACAGATACATAGATTACATGGTGGAGATAAAGGCATTTATTTTGTAGAAGTTCAGAGGGGTGTATGTAAGGAAGATGATATTGTTAGATTAAAAGATGACTATGGACGTATTTAAAGAAGAACAATGATCACCGTAAGATGTAGAGACTGTAACCAAGAGGTTAGTAGTGTATCTGCCCAAAGTAAATCGTGTGGATGCCCTAACATGGTAACAGTTAAGGGTGATACTGTAACAGCCGTTGACTTAAATAGAACTATTATGGTAACATCCAATAACAACACTAGTAAATCAGGTCTGACTTCTCAAGACCTTCAATGGCAGGAGGAGAGACGTAAACGCAAAGTGCGTAGAATTGATTTTGAGACACGCTAATGGCACCAGATCTACACGATATACCTATTCT